AGCTTGCTCATTTTCCCTGACCTTAACGTACTCTGAGTTTCTCGGTACGCTGAGTCTAACACGCAACTTCTCATCTGCAAATACAAGCACACTATGCATGAATTGAGCCATCTTGGCCTTACCCTTTGGGGTAGCATAGACTTGCCCCTCTATCGACTCCCTGCCCACCTTTACGGCGTATGTACCAAGGAATTTATGCTTGAGCCACAGTTTCCATGCTTCAGCGTCTGCTTCAGGTGCCTTCTTCTTCATCTGGTCGGCAATCTCCCTGCACCAAATGTTAAACAAGGCCTCCTGACTGAGACTGGTGGGATCAGTGAATGGCATCAGCTTGATAGCCAGTGGGGACTGATAGTTCCACCCCCTAATCCTAGATTCCAGGTGCTTCAGCTTATCGTCAACCTCATTGGTCGAGCTAACTTTAACGTAGTCACCCTGAGTCATAGCTTCATCCTCAAATATTTCTGTGAGATTTTATCCGCCTTGCTTTCGCATCTGACAATGGTAGTCACTCCCCACTCTTCTTTTGGTTTACGTGTTCCATTAGCCCACATATGGCAGTCCTGTACTTCAGGTGCGCCCCTCACTCGGCCTCGCATACTACTGGCAACAATGCCAACTGCCGCGCCCAGCTCTGACCAAGTGTAGGTCTCATTCTTTACCAGCCCCAGATCTGTTCTATCACCTACCCACCTGATTAGCCTGGTGTTGGGATGGTCACGACCTGCACCCACTGGGGTTTCATTTCTTTCGTATCCACGTTTAGCCATTGTATTCTCCTAGTTTGTTTTAATCTGCCCAACTTGTATCGGTTAGGCTTTCAGTTATTGAGCGACCTCTCAGGCCACTTGGTTTTTGTTTTGGTTTAACAGGTCTTGTTTGCTTCTTTTCTTTATCCTTCCTAGCCCATGTTCTAATAGCAGACTTCCAGCACTTCATCTTATTCTTGCCAATCATCCATCCCTTGCTCTCATAGAAATCAATAAAGCCTTGGGGATCAATGTTAGCTCCACTGAAATTACACTGATCGATGACCTCAGTTAAAGTGGGTGGAGTGAAACGACCCTTATTCTTTGTATTATTAATTGTATTATTAGTTGTATTATTAGTTGTATTATTATCCTTAAACTTTTCTATGGTACCCCCTTCAACTTTTGTAGGGGAGGGTTGAAACTTTTCTAGGGTACCCCCCTCTACTTTTGGAGGGGAGGTATTAAACTTTTCTATGGTAGGGGTATCAGACATCTGGATGTAGCGGTGCTTGACCTGCTTAGTGCCAGGCACATACTCCAACTGCATATTAATATACCCACACTCACTGAGATTCTTTATCCACTTACTGATGGACTGTACGGAAACCTCATACAACTCAGCAAAGTATCTATTGGATGCCCAGCAGTATCCCTTCTCATTACATAGAGCAGTGATCTCACCATAGAGCAACTTAGCATTAGCGTTTAGCCTTTTATCATACCTGACGCTGGCAGGTATCATTGCGTAGTAGCCCTTCTTCTCCATCTTACTCACCAGCCGCCACAAATTCAGACAGCTTAATGTTCAGAGCTTCTGATATACGGATCATGGTGTCCAGAGAGGGCTTGCGGTGACGGTTCATGATTAGACTAACAGTAGCAGGACATAGCAGTGTGAGCCTGGAAAACTCAATGTGACTCATGCCATGCAGGTTTAGGTAGTAGCTTATTGCTTTAACAGTATCCATAGTTATCTCGGTTTGGTTAGTGAGGGTACATAGTATATCTATATAAATTATTTTACAAGAGGTTATTGACATCAAAATAACATAGTAGTATTGTGTCACTTCAAACAACAGGAGAGTAACATGGATACACAAACTATACCGGAAGACGCAATCGGCGCATTGATGGGCAGCTACTACAAGATAGGCGCTCATAACCTTGTTTATTACTGGTCAGGTGGTGAGTGGAAAAGATCGCAGCATCATCCAGCAATAATTGTGAAAGCCTTATCCGAAGCAAAGTATAAGTTCGACATACACAATGGGGGTATCTAATGTATTACAGAGATGAAGACCCCAACCGCACCGGCAGTCCAGACGACTGCTTTAATAAGTTTATAGGTGACATTACTGGTCATGATGGTGATAACCTAGACTTCTATGAGCAACGTCCTATCATGCCAGAGCCTAGTCAATACGAAAAAGAACAAGAAGTTATCCGTATGGCAAAGCATAAGAAGGATGTCGATCATTTTATGATAGCGCAGATCAATCAGTTTGCCAGAAGCAGCGAGCAGCGTGATGCTATGTTAAAGCAGCATGGTTTGGAGCTAGAATAATGAGCGTAGATATTGATTACTTGAATGACCTAGATCGCGGTGATTACGATTGCCGCAAAGGTTATCCCCATAAAGAAGGGCAGTCACACGCCTATGACATTGGATATGGCTCTCGCTATGTCCTTGAGCAAATGCAATCAGCAGGAGTAATAAATGACTAATAAAAAATCCGTATGGGCAACACTGTCCGCAATCGACTGTTCAGCTAAGGTGGAGCAGAAAGGAAAGCTAACCTACCTATCATGGGCTTGGGCATGGCAGACCTTGATGGAGCACTACCCTGAGTCCACCTATGAGTATGATATTGGCAACTGCTTGCAGAATGACACAGTAGAAGTCAACGTATCTGTAACAGTGCAAGGTGTAACGCACTCTATGTGGCTGCCAGTTATGGATAACCGCAATAAGTCTATCGTCAACCCTACCACTCGCGACATCAGTGATGCTCGTATGCGATGCCTAGTAAAGTGTATTGCCATGTTTGGCCTGGGGATCTACATTTATGCAGGGGAAGACCTTCCAGAGTCAACCAAGACTGAAGTAGTAAGTGAAGAGCAAGCCGCTGAGATTAAGGCAATGCTTGAGTTAAGTAAGGCAGACGTTAAGCAGTTCCTGAAATACTTTAAGGCAGACTCGGTTGACAATATGTTGGCCGTCCACCACACAAGAGCAATAGCAGCATTGCAAGCGAAGGTGAAATAATGAAAAAGATATTATTTGTTTTGTGTTTTTCTGCAAGCTCTGTGTCTCTAGCCTGTACTCATGTTGGCTATGACTACACTGGGCGCCCCACTTACGATTGCAGTGGTTTACTAACAGGTGGCAATCAAAGTAACGCCCATCACCCTGCTGATAGGGGTGTTGATCTTCATAGACCAATTCGTGAGCTTAGGAATGAATGGAAAGAGCAGAATGAGTTCAATGAGCGCATGAGAAATTATAAGCGTCAGCTCCCCCTTAGTGAGCAGAACAAAGTAAAATGATTATCTTAAACGATGAGCAGGGTTCCCCTGAGTGGCTTGCCTCAAGACTGGGCAGGCCATCAGCCTCAATGTTTGGGAAGTTAATCACTGGTAGTGGTAAGCCCTCTAGTTCAGCAGAGTCCTACATCAATGAGATGATTGCTGAGAGATTGACTGGTCGCAGTAAACCCTTCTTCACTAATGAGCACATGGAAAGGGGTAACGCACTGGAGCCAGAAGCTAGGGAAGCCTACGAGTTTATCACTGACTTTGAAGTGGTAGAGACAGGCTTCATCCTGGATGACAGTGAAGAGTTTGGCTGTAGTCCTGATGGCTTAGTTAGCACTGATGGTGGTCTTGAGATAAAATGTCCATCTGACTCGGTACACGTTAGCTACCTGAGAGCAGGTAAGGTGCCAGCAAAGTATTACCAGCAAGTGCAGGGCTGTATGTGGATAACTGGGAGAGATTGGTGGGACTTCATGTCTTACCACCCCGAGATGCCACACCTGCTAGTAAGAGCAAGACGCAATGAGAAGTTTATTGAAGCAATGGCCGAGCAAGTTCTGGCCGCAGTAGAAACCATAACAACAGAGACGGAGAGATTAGTATGAAAGTTGGATTAAGCATTAAGTTAGACGTTAAAAAGATCGACAAAGCGCGACTGTTTGAGGGTGAGAAAGGTACATACCTTGACCTGACTACATTCATCGATACTGCCGAGCAAGACCAGTACGAGAACAATGGCTTTGTATCTCAGTCAACTTCCGCTGAAGAGCGTGAGCAGGGTGTAAAGACCCCTATCCTTGGAAATGTAAAGGTGTTCTTCACCGATGGTGCTGCTCCTGCGCAAGCTGCTGCCCCTGCTATTGATGAAGACATTCCATTTTAATAATGCGCTTAGTTAGAAATAGATTACAAACCCCTGATGGGAAGATTCTCGAAAGTAAACACAGGCATGACTATGTTGACCATAGAGACGACAACGGCAAATTGTACTTCCTTGATGGGGGTTTGGACTATGCAAGATGTTCAGCCCATGGTGACGAGGCGTATATGCAGGAGTGGAGTGACGATCCTGATCCATGCAAAACTGAAGTTCAACTTTGGTTTGACCTGATGAAAGCGTGCGACTGATATACCATTACTGGTATGGAATGAATCAATATGTATCATTATATATCATCAGCGATAGCTAGTATAATCCGCCCCTCTACAAACTACTGGGGTTTTACCGTGACTATCGCAATCATTGTTGTAATATGTGGCCTAGCCGCTATTGCATACCAAGACATAGCCTCCTGATGGGGGCTTTTTTAATGGAGTAGATTATGAAGCACATGATTATCCCTGACACCCAAGTGAAACCAGGCAGTAGCCTCAAGCATTTGGAGTGGGCAGGAAGGTACGCTGTAGAGAAGAAGCCCGACGTAATCGTTCACATTGGAGATCACTGGGATATGCCCTCGCTATCCAGTTGGGATGTAGGCAAGAAGTCCTTTGAAGGTCGTCGATATAAAGATGATATTGATGCAGGTATCAAGGGTCTGGAAACATTCCTGGCACCTATCAGAGCAGAGCAGAAGAGACTGGCTGAGGGCAGAAGAAAACGCTGGAACCCACGCCTAGTATTCACACTGGGAAACCATGAGCAGCGCATTGAGAGAGCCATTGAGTCTGATGCAAAGCTAGAGGGACTGATAGGGTATGCTGACCTGAAGCTAGATGAGATGGGCTGGGAGGTCTATGACTTCCTTGAGGTCTGTGTCATTGACGGCATTGCCTACTCGCATTACTTCACCAGTGGTATCATGGGTCGGCCTGTATCCAGTGCCAAGCTGATGCTATCCAAGAAGCACATGAGCTGTGTGATGGGCCACGTTCAGGATAGAGACATTGCCTTTGCCAACCGAGCAGACATGAAGCCCATGATCGGATTGTTCGCTGGTATCTTCTACGTCCATGATGAGGACTACCTGACAGCACAGACCAACAGTAGCTGGCGTGGTGTGTGGATGCTACACGAAGTCAACGACGGTCAGTGTGATGAGATGCCTGTATCCATGAACTACTTGAGGAAGAAGTATGACGGCAAATACTAAACAGGTAGGTGGTAGCCATTACATGACAGCCATCCAGCCTATCGAATACATCTTGGCAAACCAGTTAGACTTTTGCGAGGGCAACATTGTTAAATACGCAACACGCTGGAAGAGCAAGGGTGGTGTTGAAGACCTGCGCAAGATCAAGCACTACTGTGACTTTCTAATAGAGCGTGAATTAGAGTCCTAAAAATGTTATAATTGGGCCATGAGTAAAGACACTAAAAAATCTAGTCTACTATCCCGAATCGGAGTCTCTGGCTACAACAAGCCCAAGAGAACCCCCAAGCACCCCACCAAATCTCACGTTGTGGTTGCCAAGGAAGGCAGTAAGGTTAAGACAATACGCTATGGCCAGCAGGGTGTATCAGGTGCAGGTTCCAACCCTAAGACAGCCAAGCAAAAGGCTCGTCGCAAA